CAGCAGCGGCTTTTGCGTAAGATGAAGTTGGATCTATTAATGCTCTAACTTTGTCAGCGTCATCAACTAGATCTCCCCACTCGTAACTCGCCAAAGATACTCTTCTTCTGCTATGCGGTGTATCTATTTGAGGTGTATCGCCATGTCTGCTAGTTCTTAACTGAGCAGCAGTAACTCCGATTTGATCGAAGAAAGCGTTTTTACCTTTTACAGATTCCACATCAACAGCAGTTCGTAACTTTGAACCTGTTTGTTGTGCCAGCATCGACACATTAGCCGAATACTGTTCAACAAAACTTGTAGTAATATTTATACTCATAAATAAAACTCCTTATTGTTAAGTTGTTAATGTATAGTATTTCGGTTGGTTATCCTTTCGGACCAGTCCTCTATTTAACATCTAGTCGATGTCAGTCTTTCCCAATGTCAACAAAGGTCTTGCGATTGTCTTTGTATTTTATTTATCTAATTGCTTAGACAAATTTTATTCAGCTTGATCTTCGTTATTCTTTTTACGAATTAAAGCTGCAACTTCTTCAACTGCGTCTGTATGATTAGGATTTGATTTATCCCAATAAGCAGAGCCTTCTTGTTGTAAAGAAGCTATTTGTTTATTAATTTCTGAAACAGTTAAATACGGAACTTGATCTCCTTTAACCATAGTATCCTCAGATAATTTATTTGCTAAATCAACAAATGCTTTTATTACTTGAGGATTGTCGCCTAAACGAGAACCATCTTGTAATATAGTTTGATTAATAAAATCTTTGCCAAGTGTTGCATGAGCTAAGTTTTTTGCAGACTGTATATTTCTATCAAAAGTAGAACCGTATTCTTGTCTTAAAGATTTTACGCTTTCCTCTTGAGCCTGTTTCATTAATACTTGTTGCTCATTCATACCATCATTAATAACATTATTATAATATTTCATAATGCCATCTGCTTGATGAGGTAACAGTCCTAATTTTAAAGCTTCCTGGCTAAAATTATTTAATGTTTTGTCATCAATTTGATGTTGATCTGGCAAGTCATATTTATAACTTTCAGCATCATCTGGTGTTCCTAATTTTTTATATACTTGCTTCCAATCTTCGTCTGTAGCATATTTGTTAGGAACTGGGATTTTATCTGCACCAACTAAACTTTGTGAATGCAAATAAGACTTTACAAAATCATTCATGTTGGAAAAGTTTTGTAAAGATTTTTCTTCTTTATAAGCCTCTGGAATTAAAGTTTGAAAGTCTAATTCTTTAGGCTGTTCTGTTGTTTCCGATGTCAGCGTAGTTGTCTGCACATCAGGTTGAACTGGTTGCTGTTCTGTAGCAACCGCTTCAGTTGTCTGATCCATTAGATTACTCCTCTAGGTTTTTATTGATCATGCCTTTTATAAAAATCAATACACTTCGTTGACCTTCTAAAAAAGCTGTTTCGTGGCTGTCGCCTTTGGCATGAGTTGTTACGAACTCATGACATCGTTTTTCTAAATCCTCCATGACTTTTTTACCGTCATCAGAATTGAAAACAATTTTGTAATTTTTTATTAAACTTAATATACCTTTATTGCTGTTGTTCTGTTTCATTTAAAGTTTCGATTGCTGGTGCAACATTTTTAGCAACTTGACTTTGTTGCATAGCGTTCATCATTTCCATTTGTTGTTGTTGTGCCGCTTGTTTTTCTTCTGTTATTTGTTGTACTTCTGCATCTGATCTAATTATCTTAGCTGGCATACCTAAGATTTTAATAATTTCTTTAACTAATCCTCTAGGATCTAAGTAATCTGTAACTGGTGCAACTTGACCTATTTGTCCAAACAATTCTAAACCTCTAACAATAGAATTTAATTCTTGACCTTTTTGTGCTAAAGCCATCGGAGAAACATATTCAACATCAATTTCTTGATCAGTTAATATATCTGGTGCTTCAGCAAATAAGTTATTTCTAAGCATAATATTAAATACTCTAACAACAGTAGGATTTGTAATCTTCCTAATGTTGGACCAAGTATTCTCATTTTCTCTTCACTTCTTTGTGCAACTTCAGTAGCTGTCATGTTTCTATTTTCAGTTATTAAAAGTTGGTCAACATGAAAAGTTTGAGAAATAGCTTTTCTTCTTTGCTCTTCCATATTTAAACCGAGAGGATTGTTTGCGCCAATGTTTAATGGTTCAATCCTATCTCTGCTACCTGATCTAAAATAATTTAAACTACCTGGAGCAGTTCTAATTGGTAACATCATTGCATCGTCTGGAACTAACAGCGGTGGATCCACTTGTTTCTGTGCCGCTTTTAGTCCAACTTCTACCATCTTGTTAAGAACCTTAACATCTGGCAATGAGTTCATTCCTGGCGATCTGCCATAGATTTCGTTTGACGCTTTTAAAAAACGTGGAACGACATATGGAAATTCTCTAAAGCCTCCAATAGAAATTATGTTTGCACTTTCCATTTCCATATAAATAGAAATAAAAGGCATATTTTCTTTATCCTCTTTTTTAGGATTATATATATCTCTAGGTTTTACAACATGAACAAATTCTATGTCATTAAAAGGAGAATTTTTTAAAACGTTTTGAACGTTTCTACTTAGGTTATCAAAACCAAATTTTTGAACAGCAGCTTTAGCTGTTAATTTAAATCGTCTATAAATACAATCTACTAAACCTTTATCATTTTCTGTGTTACTAAAAATCCAACATTGAATTGTTATTGCACTTGTAGGATTAACAGAAGCACTATCAGCCACCTCAGCATAACCTGTACCTGTCAAATTAAGTGAGCTTTGTCTATCTCGAACTGCGTTACCTAAAATATCTTGTGTAGCATTACTTGGACTAGGGGGTAAAAACACACCTGAACCATTTGACCAATTTATCATTCCAGCTGTACCAAATGCACAAAGGTCATGATAGGCTTCAAATATTTCTTGTTGAAAATTTGATCTATGTAACGCAACATACATTTTGTCTGTTACATCTTCTAACCATTCTTTAGCTTCATCATCTTCATTCAAAGCAACTTCTTTATACCTTAATGAAAACCATCTATTAGCACTAGATGTAAGCATACCATGTAATGAGCTTGCTAATAATTCTAAAGAATGAATAGCTGTAGCATCAAAAACTTCTAGGTGTCTTTTATCGCCTCTAACTTTTTGATCTACAATATCAGATTTTCTTGGGATAACTAAATCAGCTACTTCTTGCCAATGCTCTTCCCAAGTTGATCTTCTATCTATTAGCCTGGATAAGTTAGTTTTTAATTCAGCGGCTAAAGCTTTTTTATCTTTTGTATCTAACATTATCTTCTTTTTCTTTTTTTAAGTTTTTTAAAATCCGCACCAGTAATCCTATTTCTAGGCTTTGCTGCTCTTGCAATTTTTCTTTGCTTAGGACTTAACCTTTTTTTAGTTTTTTTTCTCATCTTCTTTTCTTAGCTGTTTTTGCTGATCTTCTAAAGTTTGCTGCTGTTGGCGCACCTTTAGATCCTTTTTTTCTCATTCTCTCTTTAGAGCCAGCTTTTATTCTTTTACGCTTTGCATGAATGTTTGAGTATAAGCCACGTTTTGCCATAAATTATCCTAATAGTGATTTGGTTGCTAAACTTAAATCTTCATTATTTTTAGCCAACTTGGTTGCTTTTCTGCCTTTTCTTTTTATTCGAGACATTCTTAAATCTTCATCTTGCATCATTTCAGCTTCTGTCGGTCCAGCTGGTGTCATAGCTTTTTCTGGTTTTGTTTTACTTAAAGCTTGTTGCACGGTTTTTCTTTGTAATATTTTTCTAATAAATCCGCCCATGTATCCTCCTATGTGTTGTGTTTGTTGTTATCCTATTAAGGATTTTTGTTGATAGTTTTCCTCGTCTAGCTCATTCAAGCCAGCTGAAGTCGTTTGTATAGTTGACCGTCTGCCTTTTCTATTTTTTAATCTTCTCATTTCATCTTCTTCAGCTGCTGCTCTTCTAGCTTCATCTTCGTAAGATGGAGTGTCCTCAACTTTTGGCAAAGTTATTTGAGGCATAGCTGGCATCTTTGGCATAAACAGTTTAGCAATAAATGACATATTATATTATCCTGTAAGTTCCAGCTACAAGTTGACGGTTTTTGTTTGTTAATGTTTCTTCTTGTATTCCAGTTGCAAGACAACGTAAGGCATCCATCGGATGTGAACTAAAGTCATGAACTGGTTTTAATTTATAAACTCTATCCTTATCATTATACTTTCTATGATAATGTCTTAGAGCTATTAGTAAGTCAGAGCAGTTATCGCTATTAATTTTACATCTAGGTAAAATCATTTTAACAGCATGAATACCATCTTCTAATGCTATTCTTGGTGCTACTCTAAATCTAATTCCGTAATTGGCAGCTACTTCTCTTCTTGTGTAACCGCTTGAAAAATCAGTTTGCTCAACGTCATGTGGAGCATAGTGATTGCCATATATATATTCTTTTTCTTTTAACACCTCTGCATAGTGAGGCAATGCTTCTTTTTCATTCTCATAATAATCTATAATGTGAATATTATGATTTATCTGTTGAAAGAAAATAACAGAACAAGCATCCGTATAACCTAAATCCCAAGCTGTGTTTACTAAGTATGCTGGGTTGTAAGGTACTCCGCCTATCCTTTTATCTTCCTCTAGTTCGTCAACCAAGTCTCCATATATAGATCCTTGAATATTACCAACAAAAGAACATTCAAATTCTTGTTGATATTTAGC